AAGAATTGGTTTAAATCATATATTCCGAATTGTCTAGGAAACTCTTCTTTAATTTCTGCTTCTGCAAGAATATTCTTAGCAACAGAAATAGTACGTAAATGTGTTCCTTCTTTTACAAGAATAGAATTATTAATTCCTGCAAAGTTTTTAAGAATGGTTAGAGTTTTGTCAGATAGTTTCATAATTTGGTTTTCAGTTAAGGCATGTTATGGTCAATTTGGTCAATATTCCCTGTCGATGTAGGAGGTTTTCCATAATGCCCATCGAAGTGTAATAACAGCATAGCATAATGTACGACTTTCATCAAGTCTTTTTTATTCTTTCCGTCTTTGTTTCCATATCTACTTCCATACTTAAGTATGTTTGCCTGACAGAATGCAGCAGCAAGTTCTTTTGATGCCATGAGATCAATGGTTTGAACATTACGATATTCATGAGACTTTCCTGTGTAATGTCCCTGATAGGTTAAAGATACATACTCTTCAATGTCTTTTAGAATATCTTCTTCATGATATTTGTAAAAGTGTGCTCTTTTTGGTTCGTAAAAATCTTGATCCATTTTATCTAATTGTTCTTGATGATATTCTCTTGTCCACCCATCATTATATGGGGAGTGAGCATTTGTGAAATGATGTGCTCTTTGATCATCTACTTCTGCCATATAGTCTCCATAATAATCATTTTCGTAGTCAAGACCATCATCATCATTTTTGATGGGGTAAGTTTTGTCCATATTTCCGTATAGTGCCTCCCATGCTAAACTCCACGCATTAACCATAAGTAAATAAGAAATCGTTTACAAGACTTTCTGCTTTTTCACCACCAAACTTTCCTTTCAGATATCCTGATACTGGATCAAGTTTAGTCATATAAGTATCAAAGTCTTTATAAAAACTGGTATCTAAACCAGTTGGTTTCTCTAATTCTATCATATCCCTGTACTTTGTCAAGTAAGTCTTAAACATTTCAAGATGTTCATCAACTTCAGACATAGTGCACTTAGCAATGTATATGTTTTTTGAGAAATGATTACCTATTTCAAAGAATCTATAATCCCCTTCATAAACAGGTAATCCCTCTACAGAAAATGAATAGTTTTCTACAGGATGTTGGAAGTCAAAGACAATAATGACCTTCTTGTCAAAGAATCCCATAAGATCCATACCAAAACATGGAAGATTACTGCCTGTTTTAGGATAGATGATGTTGTTATAAATGCAAGATTTTTCATTCCAGATTTCTACCTCCCTTGATTTTATGAAATGTTGTGCAGTGTAAGTTCTAGCTAATAGGTTAGTATCTTTAGATTTCCAATTAGCCCAAACGCTCCCTACTGCGTTATGCAGAGGGAACGTTTCATGTAAAATGTCTTTATAGTTTTTCCAAATGTTCATCTACTTAAAAATAAAATGAGACCACGAAAGAACATAACGAAATAGATGATTAGATAAACCCATAGTACTGTCATACTAATTCGGTTTTCTAAGTTACCTCTGCGATATTTAACTGGAGCAGGGTTGTTCCAGTTAGATCGCATGTAGGTATTAGGATCAATTCTGTGTCGCATCGGATTCATTATTGAAGTCAACATCAGCATCTACCTTATCGTATAACTCTAAGAATGATTGCTTTGTCTCTTCATCGAAACGATTTACACATACTTGAATTGCCTTATCCTTTTTATTAAAGATAGCATATGCACGAATAATATGCACTAAACGACGAGTACTGATTATCTCTTCGACACCACCATCATAAAATGTTTTACGGATAATGTCTGCCCAATCAACCAATCTTTTTGTGAAATCAAGTTCTTTAACACCCAAAGATTCAGCAACGTTATTTAGTATCTTTACTTCGTGTGCAGGTGCAGGATATGCTTGCTCAAATGTTACTGGGAATCTTTCAAGGAATGCTTCGTTGAGCACGTTAGTTCCAATAAATCTTCCGTCGTCTGAACCCTTACCTTTAGTATTTGCGGTGGCAAATATGTTGAATCCTCTGGCGGGTCTAACAAATCTCCCAATTTTTTTAAGGAATATACCATTTCCTTCAAGGACGCTTTGAAGGCAGAGGATTTTGTTGGATGCAAGGTCGATCTCGTCAAGGAGCAATATTGCACCTCGTTCGAGTGCTTCGATAACGGGTCCGTTATGCCAGACTGTGGCACCATTAACAAGACGGAAACCGCCAATAAGATCATCTTCATCTGTTTCAATAGTAATGTTTACACGAATTATTTCTCTCTTAAGTTGAGCACATGCTTGCTCTACAGAGAATGTTTTACCATTACCAGATAATCCAGTAATGAATGTAGGATAGAATTGATTTGATTGTATTATCTTTTTGATGTCTGGAAAAGGACCAAACTTAACAAAAGTACTATCATTGTCTGGAACAAGACTTCTTTCTGCATCAGGGACAACTGCAGGAGCAGCAAAAGTTGCTTCAAGATTTTCTTTCTTCTCTTTAACAGTAAGATTCCATCTACCTTTAGAAACTTTGAATTGCTTTATCTTCTTACAAACTGTTGGATAACCAATATCGTTCATTGCACAGAATGCTTTGATATCTGCAGAAGTTAGTTCGTTTCCGTATGCATTTCTAAGTCCATCAATTGCTTGATCTTGAGTCATTTTAAGTTGGAATTGTGCGGGTGTCGCCATGATGTATGTATGTAACTATTATTATAATACACAAAAAAACACCCCTTGTGTAGGGGGTGTGTGACAGTTTGTTAATTGGTTTTTATTATCCCAACTTTTCTATCAATTGCTCTATTAAAACATCTTTGCTTCTTCTTCGGTCTAACTCAATACCTATTGTACGACCATATTCTTCTAGTTCCAATTTTGTCATAGAACTAAAATCTAAAACCACATCACCATCTACTACAGTTTCAATAGGTTCTGTTACTGGTTCTACTGATGAAGGTGCTGTATCAACAGGTGCCACCTCTGGAGTTGACTCTCCTCCTATCAAATTCCCGAATCTACTCATTGTTCTAACTCAATTATTCCAACAGTATTTATTCAAGCAATAAGTTCTATAAATTCCCCTAGGACTTTTTTGTTCATCTTTTTACCTTTTAGACTTTTAGTAAAGGCAGATTTGATTTGTGCTTTAGTCGCATCTTCCTTAACTTCAAACTCAGCATCATTAGCAAGTGCTGATGAAGATAATGCAAAATACTTGTTATAGCCTGCATCTGAGATAGTACAACTTTTTGTTTTCTTCCATTGTTTCATTGCTTTATCAAATGCATCGCCAAATGCACCAACATAACGACGAATGAAATAACTATGTTCTCTACTATCAAGAATACGAATACCTATAAAGTTAGTATCAGGAAATCTATTTCTTAGATGTCTTAGTATAACTTCAGTAAATGATTTGTAGTCTGAGTCTACAGGATAAGTATGTCCTGTCTTACGATCTCTTACATAGCAATTATCATGTACATGTCTTGTACCCATATAAGGTTTTTCTTCCCAATCTCTTTGTACTTCGCGATGGTATGATAATGGATGTGCCTCTCCATCAGTAAGAATAACACATTGAACTTTCTCAACTCCATTTTCTTTTTGAAATTTTGGAATAATAGAATTGAATGCAATTAATGATTCGTTTAAGGGTGTTCCTGATAATCCCATTCCATGAGGAGTTCTAACTGGATAGTTGTAATCAAATGATCTGTAAGCAAAGGTATAAGCAATACGGAATAAACTTTTGATTTGCCTATCTAACTCTTTTGTTTTTACCTTACTTGAAAGTAAATTCATTAGACAGAATCCCTCATCTATTTGAAATACTCCTTCTCTCTTTTCATATACTTTTGGATCTGGTCTATTAGTAGCATACTCTCCACAAACTTCTTGTCCAAAAACATCTTCTCTATATCTATGAATAGGAAATGAATTAGTGAAAGCATATACTTCAAAAGGTATATTAACTTTTTTGCAGAACCATATTAAATTTAGTAATTGCTTTACTGTGTCCATCATTACATGAGACATTGAACCAGACCAATCTAAGAGAAAGATTAGACCATGATTTTTACCTTCTGGTAGAGTTGTAATTTTTTTGAATAGATCTTCATTATACTTGTAAGTATGAAGTTTAGTGCAATCAAGAACTCCAGTTCTAGATGTGGTAGCACGAGCATATGCAGATGCAGATTTCTTACACTCAAACTCTTTAACAAGATAACTTACTTCTTTTGCAGCATTTCTTTTGAACTGAACAAAATCAGCATCTACTTTCTCAAACAATGGTCTAGAAGGTCTTAAACCATTTATTTCATTTTTATATGATCTTTCTTGATGTTCTGCATCTTGTCTGTTCCAATCTGCATCTATCATGTTATGAATATACTCATTTGAAACAACTAACTTCTCATCATCTACCTTTGGCATTTCAACATAAACACTCTCTTGTCCTGATGCCATGTTTGATAACTTTTTCATTGCTTCTTCAAATGCTTCAACAGTATCTAACTCTAACTCAGAATTACCACCTTCCATACCTGCCCATGCTTCATTCATTTCTGACTGATCCCAAGGTTGATTTGGATCTATGATATTTTGATCAGGTGTCTGTTCAAATACTTCTTTGTTTTCTCCTTCTGCTTTTTCTTCTGCTGATCCCTTTCCTTCTGATAGATCCTCTCCCTCTGGGAAATCTGGTACTTCAGATTCTCCAGAACCATTAGAGTTACTAGGTAAATTGAATCCAAGATCATTACTATCTGTACTTATATCTAACTCTTCTTTCTCTTTTGCATCTTGAAGTTCTTGACAGTATTCATATAAAATATGAGTTGCTTCCAATACATCCTCAAAAGATTCTGTAGCATTTATTATAGAAACGATTTCATGTTCTCTATCATTTAAGAAAGGTACATCAACAAAGTTACCAATCTTAAAATGTAAATTTACTCTATCAGCAAAACCCATTTCTTCAAGATTATCAGGATCAATAGAAAAGAAGTTGTTATCATTCAACTCTTGATATCCATAGTAAAAAGACTTAGAAAGTCCTGCATATCTACGTTTCATTAACTTCTCAATACGAACATCTTCAACGATGTTAACAAAACTTGGTGGCACTTCATACTTCTTCCACCACTCTTCATCAGGTGTGTATAGAGCATGTCCTACTTCATGTCCAACAAGCATATCATAAACGGTATTACTTGCCTTATCCCATAGAGGAAGTGTTAGAACACGAGAGGTGACATTAAAATATGCGGTCTCT